GGCGCCCGACGACAGCCCGTTCGGCGTGGATGAGCAGTGGCACTCGCTCGCGGCTCCCGAGGTGCCCGCCGACGTCCTGGACGTCATCACCGCGGCGGCGGCGGCCAACAAGGGGAAGGGCAAGAAGGCTGCCATCGACATCTACCGCCTCCTGCGCTTCGTCGGGGGCGAACGCGGCATGACCCAGGGGGAGATCCAGGGAGCCCTGTCGGAGGGCCCCAGGACGCACCACAGGAGCTCCGTGCACGCCGCCCTGGGGCTGCTGTCGACCGCCGGGATCGTGGGCCCTGGGAGCACTGAAGCGCGCTTCCTGATCGCCCCGCAGTACGTCTCTTGACCGGTCCAGAAGGGGAGTCCCGAATGTCCGGTTTCTCCCGGAAATCTGCGGGACAAGCCGTGTCCCGCAAAGTGTCCCGCGGGACATCTGCGGGACACGGCTGCGGGACAGTGCGGGACAACTGCGGGACGCTCTGACCAGCAGCGGGACATCTGCGGGACATGCGCGGGACACGACCGACACCGCCGCGGGACAGGACCGCCCGCCTTATAAGGGCGGTCCCGCTGTACCGCACGTCCCGCGTCCCGGTCTTTTGAAGATCAACAACTAGAGGAAGTAGACGATCATGAGCGCGGCAATCGACCGCTTGCGGGACTACCTCGCCGGGCGCAGGACGGACCTCAACCCCGGCGACCTGGACGACGTCCTCGGCGAGTTGGATCGCCGAGGCACCGCGATCGGGCGAGTGCGGGAGCTGCACTCGCCGGACAAGTACGAGGACTGCCCGGGGTGCGGCTTCACGTCGGACGAGGAGAGCTGGCCGTGGACGGACTGTCGGACGATCGCGGCACTCGACGGCGAGTCCTGATCCTCGTTGCGTAGTGCGTAGCCTACGTGCTACTCTTCTCTCATGAAGAAGGCGAAGCGCGGGGACCTGGCCGTGATTGCGGAGATGCACCGCGACTTTGGACCTGGCGCGCCGCTCTGGGGTGGCGTGACGCGAGTCGGAGTGGTCACCAGTATCACCCGGGACGGCCGGGCAAAGGCGGTTCGGTTCGTCGGCGACACTGCCCCGACCCTGCTCGCTCAGTGGGAGCGGGCGCGCGGCCGAACGTGCTGGGTCGGCGTGGCATCCGCCGCAGAAGTGGACATCGATCGAGCGCTAGAGATCGCAGCCGCTGGGACGCCGTTTGAGACCCTGGAGCAGGCGCAAGGCGCTCTTCGTGCGTGCCAGATCCGCAGGCGCTGAGGCTCGACAGGGAGGAAGCTTCGCGGACGTCAGGACCCGCCGCACTCGACGGCGAGTCCTGACGTCAGTACGTCAGTAGCCCGTGAGAGGATCTCGGCGAGATCCAGGCTCCCCAGCTTCCGGAGGTCCCCATGGCCCAGCTCGACGGCCGCCCCGACCACGCCGCGACGGTGCTCGTCACCGAGGGCATCTCGCCGAAGACCATCGCGGCCGGCGTCGTGGCGTTCCTCGCGCCGCTGCTGCTGACCGCCGCGGACGCGCTGCTGGCCCACCTGATCGGCAACCCGAGTCTCTTCGCCGCCCTGCCGACCGTGGTGCAGGTGCCGCTGCTGGCCTTCCTCGGCGGCCTGAGCGCCGCTGTGGCGGCCTACAGGGCCCGTCCGGGAGCCGTGACCGCGAAGCGGAGCCTCTGAGGGCTCACAGGCGATCTGAGGGCGAAACGCAACGCCCGTTGCGTCCCCCGGTTACCGCTCGGTAGGCCATCCGGGCCCCAGGACGCACGCTTTCCCGATGATCGAGATAAGTGAAGATGGCCTAACGTGCCTGGTCCGAGAAGGTTACTCGGCCAAACGAGTGAACGTCTGATAACCCTGTAATGTCCGGATGACGCATAGCGAACGATCCAACGTGATGCGTGACTTGGAGCCCGCTCCAGTTCAGTAGTTCGCCCCGGAGGTAGCCTGACCGGCGCCACCCGGGTTCGTCGCCCAGGAACGACCTTCCCGGGTGGCAACCACACGTAAATAGCCCCGAGCGCGGGATCGGCTCCGTGCGCTCGGGGCGTAGGTACGGACACACGCAGTTCGCTCCCCAGCTAGTGCGTGATCCGTCGATCAGGATAGGGCATGTGCGACACCTACTCCCCCATCGGGTTGTCAGCACAGTCGGTAAGCACGTGTGATCTCGGTCACACCGCTTAGACGGCACCCCACCTGACCGGCGAGAACACGCCACGCGGGCGGGCGCCGCAGGGTCTCGTGCCGCTGGCTTCGATCCCCCGCAGGCCAGCGGCACGAGGTGCCACTCTGCGGCGCCCGCCGTGAGCTTCGTCGCGGACATCCGTACCCACTGACGTACTGACGTTCAGCCAGCGACGAACGGAGCACGCGCTGTGAGCGCTCCCCGCATCTCCTCGTTCTGCTCGGGCGGTGACTGCGTCGAGGTCGAGCGGATCAGCGACACGTTCGCGGTCCGCTACGCCCACGCCGGGCGCACGAGCCGCGAGCTGCTGTTCAGCCTCGCCGAGTGGGAGGCGTTCATCGCGGGCGTCAAGGCCGGCGAGTTCGACCCCGAGGCGCTGGCGTGACCGCCCGCGAGCTCCTGAAGCTCGCCCTCGTCATCGCGGTCTGCGCCCTGACCGGCTCCGCCATTGCCCTCGGCGTCGGAGCCGCGGCCCTGATGATCGCGGTCTACGGATGAGGGCCCCGAAGCACCGCAGGCCGCCGCGCTTCACCCCGGGCGACTACGTGGCCTGGGGCGCCATGCTCGCCGTCCTGGCCGTGCTCCTGCCGGTCTTCTGGATGCAGCTGCGCGCGACCGGGATGCTCCCGTGAGCGCCGTCGACCTCCGCCACGGTGATTGCCTCGCTGTGCTGCGTGAGCTTCCCGACGAGTCCGTACACGCCATCATCACCGACCCGCCGTACGGACTGGAGTTCATGGGCGCCAGCTGGGATGGCCAGGTGCCGGGCGTGGCGTACTGGCAGGAGTGCCTGCGCGTCGCGAAGCCGGGCGCGCACCTCGTGGCATTCGGCGGCACGCGCACCTTTCACCGACTCGCGGTCTCGATCGAGGATGCCGGATGGGAGATGCAGGACTCGATCGGCATGCCGACCCTGCTGGCGTGGGTGCAGGGGCAAGGCTTCCCGAAGGGGAAGAACAAGCTCAAGCCAGCGTGGGAGCCGATCATCGTGGCCCGGAAGCCACTCGCGGGCACGGTCGCGGCCAACGTGCTGGCGCACGGCACGGGCGGAATCAACGTGGACGCGTGTCGAGTGGCGACGAGCCCGACCGACGCCGAGGCCATGAAGCGCGCCAACTCTCCGAACAGCGGGCGGATGAAGCCGGGCGGCGGCCAGCTCGGCACGTTCGTCCGCAGCAACCCGACCGGCGCCATGGACACCACGCAGGGCCGCTGGCCCGCGAACGTCGTCCTCGTCCACGACGCCTCCTGCCGACCGCCGGGCGCGTGCGCGGCCAGGTGCCCGGTGGCCGAGCTGGACCGACAGAGCGGGTTCCGTCGTTCTGGTGAACGTCCCGCCGCTAAGGGGATCAAGTCCAGTCCAGGTCAGAACGGGACTATGGATCGTTACTGGTCGGGCTCGCGGCAGGAAAAGCGCGAAGTACTGGACGAAGGTGGCGGCGCGTCCCGGTTCTTCCCCACCTTCCGCTACCAGGCCAAGGCCCCCGCCCGCGAGCGGCCGAAGATCGACGGCAAGGGCTGGCCCACGGTCAAGCCGCTCGCCCTGATGCGGTGGCTGGTCCGGCTGGTCACCCCGCCCGGCGGCGTGGTGCTCGACGTGTTCGCGGGCACCGGGCCGACGTTGCAGGCCGCCCGCGACGAGGGCTTCGACTCGATCGGCATCGAGCGCGACGAGTTCGCCTACCAGCTCGCCCGCCAGCGCCTCGGGCTCGATGACCCGGAGGCGGCAGCGTGAGCGGCGCCTACCTGCTGAGCCTCTCCTACATCGCGCTCATGGTCGCCGTCCCCGCCGGCGTCGTGCTCGGCGTCTTCTTCGTGGGAGTCATCGACCTGGTCCGCGCCCGCCAACGGCGCCTGTGAGCCACGGGTAGCGGGCCCGGCAGCTCCCCAGCGTGCCCGCTACCCCTTCCCTGGAGGCCTTGGATGAGCCGCTCGTGGGCCAAGGGCTCCACGCGCCGGTGGAGGCGCGTGCGGGCCATGGTGCTGGACCGCGACGGCCACGAGTGCAAGATGCGCATCCCGGGCATCTGCACCGGCGAAGCCACCCACGTGCACCACACGCAGGGCCGCGCCGTGACCGGCGACGATCCGCGCCACCTCGTCGCCGCGTGTGCGGCCTGCAACCTGCACATCGGCGATCCGCGCAAGCACAACCCGCAGCCCCGGCGGGTGTCGAAGTGGTGACCATGCTCGTCCTCATGGGGCCGCCCGGCGCCGGCAAGACGACCTGGATCGAGCAGAATCGTCCGCCGGGCTCGATCCTGTGCAGTACCGAGCGCATTCGGCAGGACCCCCATTTGCGTTCAGGAGCGCCTGCTGCGGCTTACCTCGCCCGGATGCGGGCACGTGCCGCTGAGGCCCTCAGCGAGGGGCGCAGCGTCGTCGTGGACGGCTGCAACACCCGCCCCCAGGATCGCTCCACCTGGCTGGCCATGGCCCGCACGTACGGCGCACGGGCGCACCTGGTCGTGATCCACGCAGGGCTACCCACACTCCTCGCCGCGCAGCGCACGCGTGCGCACCCTGTGGCAGAGGACAAGGTGAAGGGCTACTACCAGCAGTACCGTCGAGCACTACCCGTGCTGCATGCAGAGCGATGGGATCGGATCATGCATGTGCATAGGTCGAACGGAACCAGTACGTCGAGACCCCGACGAGTCAGCAACTGGTGATCACTACTCAGTGTTACATTACTGAGGGTGACAAGAACGGATCGAGTACTTCGAGCGCCGAGTCACGCAGCGTAGTTGACTACGGGGGGTAGGCAAAAAGTTGATCAAGGTGGCCCGGCCAGAACACCCGCCGCCTGTCCTCTCTCTCCCCTGCGCGCAGGAGGCGCCAGGCCTCTGACCTGCGAAAACGTGGCGGCTCTCGGCCTGCTGCGAGCGCAGCGCGCCCCCGAACGATCTTGAACCGCGATCCGGGCCGGTAGCGCTCCGTGAAGTGGTCACGATCCGTAGCCATCACTCTGCGTGATTCCGGCTCGGCCGGGGTGGTCGGCGCTACGGCCCGTAGTTACAGCGCGCTCAGTGGCGGCGGCGGAGGCGGGAGCGTCCGGGCCAGATGGACGGCCCCCGCTGCCGCGTACGCGCCGTCGATCGCCCCCGCCTCCTGCCTGGTGAAGATCCAGGCGTCGCCACGGCGCAGCCTCTGGGCCGCGTTGACGTGCGCGGTCAGCATGTTGTCGCGAGGATGCACGATCTGGCTCGAGATGACGTGCTCCGCGAACCCCATGCACACCGCGGCGACGTCCGACCGGATCTCCTCCACGCGCACTCGCCGAGGCGGCCACGCCCGGTTGCCCTTCCGCTCTGCCAGGTCGGCGGCGACCGCGGCGGCCGGGCCGGCGGGGAACCATCCGAACGCTCGCGGGCGCACCTTCTCGACGAGCGCAGGCAGCTCGGCGCGCAGCGAGCGGGTGCAGTCCGGGCCGGACCACGCCGCGACGATCTCGACGTGCACGCGCTCGTCCTCGAGCTGCGCCGCCGCAGCCAGGGTGGCGTGCGTGCCGTCCAGGCTGACGTCCACGCACAGTGCGACCCGCTGGCGATGCTCGGCGAGGTCGACCGGGGAGTCGGTGCCTGCGGCGATCCAGGCGTCCGGGTCGATGGCCGGGCTGAGCAGGTGCACCCGCTGGCACAAGATCTCGGTCCGGAAGCTGGCCAGCTCCTCGCCGCCCGCTGCCTTGGCCCGCAGCGCCGCCCCGCGTAGCGCGTCCGGGTCGGTGCGCCGCCCGTAGTTCGGGTTCGCCGCGGCGAGCGCTGCGGGGTCGGTCGGATCGGCCTCCTCGGGCGCGGACCACTCGAACAGCCCGAGGCGCTGGTCGCCCTTGCCGGTCTCGATGTACTCGATGGCGGGCAGACGCAACGCATCGAGCACCACGGCGCCCTCGTCGCCCTGATTGGAGATGGCCCACACCTGCGCGTCCGGCACCGCGTTCGTGGCCGGCACGGCGGCATCCCAGGCAGTGAAGTCGCGGTGCTCGCGCAGCTCGTCGAGGATCAGCCGGTTGATCGTCATGCCACGCCCGCCGCGCCGGTTGCTCGCGGCGATGCGGTAGCGGCATCCGGCCGCGGTGGCCAGCGTCTCCTCGCCGTTGGAGGCGCGGACCCCGTTGGCCGCCAGCTCGGCGGACAGGTACTCGTTGCTCAGGGCCACGTCGACGGCGGCCCGCCAGGACTCCTTCGCGGTGTCCCGGTTCGTCGAGGTGCCGAGCACGAGCTTCTGCCGTTCGACGAACAGCCAGAACAGGGTGAGCACTTTGCCGAGGTGCGTCTTGCCCTGTTGGCGGCTGACCAGCACGAGTAGCTGGCGGAACCGCGGGCGTCCGTCGGGCAGCAGCTCGCCTGCGTGGATGACAAGCCAGCGTTGCCACGGGTCGAGCGGCTGGTCGAGCACGTCGCGGGCGAAGTCGTCGACATCGAAGCCGTAGCTCGTGCTCGGCGTGAGCGCGCACCCGCAGCCGCACGGCCCGGGCTCCCCGGCGACGAGCGGGGGCGTCCAGAGCCGCGGCAGGGTGCTGCCGAGGATCGTCTCCGGCTCGGCGAGGTCGACGACGGCCGCCACGTCAGCCCGCAGCGTCTCGCGCCGCGCGCCGGGCGCGCAGCTCGTCGAGCGGGGACGCCTTCGGAGCGTCCGGCTTGTCGCCGACGATGCCCTTGCGCGCCGCGGGCGTCATGCCGAGCGCGGTCAGCGCGGCGAGCAGCTTGGGCCCGAGCTCGGCGAGCGGGTCGCGCAGCTTGTCCGCCCAGTCCGCGTCGTCGTCGATGTGCTCGGCGTAGCGCAGCGCGAGGTCTGCGACGGCGCGGTCACGGACGTCGATGGGCTCGAGCTCGGCGAGGCCGGCGCGCACGCTTTCGACCAGGCTCATGGAGACCTCCAGGCGATCGGGGAGCGGCAAGCCTGACGTCAGTATGTCAGTACATGTGCTTATACTGACCTTGACGCCGGACGCTCCCCCTCGTTCCCGGCGTCGGATCGGGATCGGCATGCCCTGGTGGGCGCCCTGGCGCAGGGCCGCGAACCAGCGAGTCACCGTGAGTGACCCGCTGGTTGCTGCCATGCTCGGGTACGGCGACCAGTTCGTCCCGCAGGTCACCGAGTACACCGCGATGAGCCTGTCGGCGCTCTTCCGGGCCGTGTCGCTGGTGTCCGGCTCGATCGGCGCACTGCCGCTGCGCACGCTGCGTACGAACGCCGACGACACGCGCGAGCGGGTCGGCTCGTTCCTGGACAACCCTGGCCTGGACCACCTCACGCCGTACGAGTGGAAAGAGCTCGCGGCGGTGCACCTGCTGCTGCACGGCAACGCCTACGCGCAGCACGTCTACAACAACGCGGGCGCACTCGCCGGGCTGAACCTGATCCACCCACTCGCTGTCACGGTCGAGCGCGACCCCGAGGCTGCGGGCGGGCGCCTCTACACGGTGCTGCTCGACGACGGCAGCCGTCGCGAGTTCGACGCGCTCACCTTGACCCACATCCCCGGAATCTCGCTGGACGGCCTGAAGGGCCTCTCCCCGATCGCGCTGGCCCGGCTGTCCATCGGGACCGGCCTGGCCGGAGACCGAGCAGCAAACAAGCAGTTCACGAACGGCTCGATGATCTCCGGCCTGGTCACCCCGAAGGACGACGAGGATCTCACCGAGGAAGAGGCGAAGGTCGTCAAGGAGACCGTTCGCCGCGCCATGACCGGCGTGGAGAACGCCGGCGAGGTCGTCGTCATCAACCGGAAGCTGACCTTCACGCCCTGGATGCTGTCGCCGGAAGACGCCCAGTTCCTCGGGTCGCGCACCTTCCAGATCGACGAGATCGGCCGCTGGTACGGGGTGCCTCCGCACCTGCTCGGCCTCACGGAGAAGTCCACGAGCTGGGGCCAGGGGATCCACGAGCAGAACCGGGGCCTGGCCCGCTACACGCTGACCCCGTGGACGACCCGGATTGAGCAGCGCCTGTCGCGCCTGGTCCGCGGCTCCCTGAAGGTCGAGTTCGACTACACCGCGTTCGTCGCGCCGTCCCCCGAGGACGAGATCGGCCTCCTGCTCGAGCAGGTCAACGGCGGACTGATCACCCCGAACGAGGCGCGACGCATCCGCAACCTGCCGCCGATCCCGGGTGCCGACGAGCTGCGCACCCCGGCCGGCGCCGCCCCGGTGGCCGCATCCGAGCCCGAGGCGGCTCCCGACGAGGAGGACGACGAGTGATCGAGCTGTTCAACGGGCTCGCCAAGATGCAGATCCGCGGCGGCCACGACTGGTACCGGATCACCGACGCCTCCGACGAGGCCTTGGTCGAGATCTACGACGAGATCGGCTACTTCGGCATCACGGCCGCCGACTTCACGCGCGACCTCAGTGCAGTGAAGGCGAAGACGCTGAACCTGCGGATCAACTCGCCGGGCGGGTCAGTGTTCGACGGCCTGACGATCTACAACCGGCTCCGCGAGCACCCCGCGACGGTGCACGTCACGGTCGATGGAGTCGCTGCCTCGATCGCATCGGTGATCGCGATGGCGGGCGACACGATCGAGATGGGCCGCGGCTCTCAGATGATGATCCACAACCCGTCTGGGCTGGTCATGGGTCAGGCCGGCGACATGCGCGAAATGGCCGACCTGCTCGACAAGCTGGCCCGCGACTCCATCGCCGACGTCTACGCGGCGAAGGGCGGCAAGGACGCGGCGCACTGGCTCAGCCTCATGGCTGCCGAGACCTGGCTGAGCGCCCGTGAGGCGGTCGAGGCCGGCCTGGCTGACTCGGTGCTCGGCGACGACGCGGTGACCCCGGCTGCGACCGCAGCCGCGAAGGTGCACGACCTCGCTGCGTACACCTTCAAGTACCCGGGCCGTGAGCACGCGCCAGATCCGGTCGTGCTCGCCCGCAAGAACCGATCGGACGACGCGAAAGCGCGCGTCCACAACGCCCTGGGAGGGGTGAAGAGGAAGTGACTGACACGCTGCTGAGCGTCGAGGAGATCCACGACGCCCTCTCGGCGATCGTGGACGACGCCGAGGGTCGCGACCTGACCGACGACGAGCACGGCCGAATCGAGGCGCTGGAGAAGGACCTCGCTGAGGCGCAGGCGCGTCGTGAGCGCACCGAGGCGGTGCGCAAGCGCAACGCCGAGCGCAAGGAGGTGGCCACCAAGCCGCTGTTCGTCGAGGCGAAGCCGCAGCGCGACACCATCGAGGCGGCCTTCAACCACTACCTGCGCACCGGCAAGGAGAACGCCGATCTGCAGGAGCTGCGCAACGCGCAGGGTGTCAGCCCGGACTCGTCCGGCGGCTTCACCGTGCCCGAGGGGTTCCGGCAGAAGCTCGTCGACCGGATGAAGGCCTTCGGCGGCCTCGCGGACGTGGTCGAGGAGATCACCACGTCGACCGGCAACCGCCTGCCTTGGCCGACCCTGGACGACACCGGGAACGTCGGTCAGATCGTCGCCGAGCACGGCACGTTCTCCGGCGGCGCCGACCTGGCGTTCGGCGAGGAAGAGTTGGGCGCCTACAAGTACATGGTGGGCGGCGCAGGCGGCCTCCCGCTGCGGATCTCCTGGGAGCTGCTCCAGGACTCCGCGTTCGACGTGGAAGACCTGGTCGCCAGCAAGCTGGGCCAGCGGCTCGCCCGCATCCAGGCGACCCACCTGGTCACCGGCACCGGCACCGGCCAGCCGCTCGGCATCGTGACCGGCAAGACCGGCATCGAGCCGGTTGGCGCCGAGATCACCTACACCGACCTGCTCGCGTTCGTGCACTCGGTGGACCCGGCGTACCGCACGTCCGCTCGGTGGGCGTTCAACGACCAGACGCTCCAGCTCATCCGCGGGATCGAGGACACCAACGGGCGTCCGATCCTGAAGGGCACCAACGAGGGTGTCACCGGCGGTCCCGGCGGGGAGACGCTGCTCGGGTACCCGGTCACGATCGACCAGGCGTTCCCGAACTACACGCCGGCCGACGCCACGATCAACTGGGGCGTCTTCGGCGACCTGCGCGAGGGCTACGTCATCCGCCGGGTCCGCGACATCGTGGTCATCGTCAACCCCTGGACGAGGGCCGCCAACGGGCAGGTCGAGTACTCGGCCTGGGCGCGGATGGACGCCACCCAGCAGAACACGCACGCCTACGTGGCGCTGACCGGCAACCTGCCGTGAGGCTCTACACGCAGCTCACCAGTGAGCTCGTTGACGGGGCGTCTCCTGCGCTGTGGGTTGACGCCCCTCAGCGAGTGACTCTGCAGGTCATCAGCGGGCCGACCTCGTTCGGCGCGCATGCAGAGGGTTCTCTCGATGGAGAGAACTGGTACTCCCTCGGAGCCTCCGTGTCCGAGGGCATTCCGGTCGACTCCGGCCCGAGCGTCCTGCACGTTGCGGCGTTCCTTCGGGTCCGGTTCGACCTCCCGGCAGCGGGGACCACGACTCCGATCGTCGTCGCCGTAGCGGCTGAGTAGGGCGGGGCGGCGGCGATGGCATGGCGACCTGACTACGCGACGACGGACGAGCTCGCCGCATTCGTGCGGATCGACGACTCGCTCGACGACGCGCAGCTTGCGCTCGCCATCGCCGCCGCGTCCCGCGCGGTCGACCGGGCCTCGAACAGGCAGTTCGGCCTGCTCGCCGCCCCGGCGCCGCGGTTCTACACCGCGCAGTGGGACCGCAAGCGCTGCCGCTGGTACGTCGTGATCGACGACCTCATGACCAGTACCGGGCTGTCGGTCGCGTTCGACGAGAACGAGGACGAGACCTACAGCTCGGCGATCACGGACCACCGGCTCCAGCCGGCGAACGCCGCCGCCGAGGAACGCCCGTGGACCGAGCTCGCGATCCTGCCCGCCAGCACGGTGCAGCCGACCACGCTGACCGACGGCGTGCGGGTGACTGCGCAGTGGGGCTGGACCGCGGTCCCGACCGCGATCAAGGAGGCCACGCTGTTGCAGGCCTCGCGGCTGCTGGCGCGCCGGGACAGCCCGTACGGCGTTGCTGGCTCGCCGGACGCCGGGTCAGAGGTGCGCCTTCAGGCTCGCCTGGACCCGGACGTTGCGGTCGCTCTCGGCCCGTACCGGCGCGTTTGGGGGGCGGTGTAGCCCTGTGGACCTCGCCGCCGTCATGGACGAGCTGGGCGCTGCGCTCGAGCCGACCGGGCTGCGCATCGCCCCGTACTGGGCGGACCGGATCAACCCGCCGGCCGCGCTCGTCGAACTGCCGGAGACGCTCACCTTCGACGCCGCCATGCGGCGCGGCGGCGATCGGATCGAACTCCTGGTCACCGTGGCGGTGAGCAAGGCTGACGCCCGCACCGCTCGCGACCACCTGGCTCCCTACTGCGACGGCTCTGGCGCGCGCTCGGTCAAGGCAGCCATCGAGTCGCACACCCCGACCTCGTATGACTCCGCTCGCGTGATGAGCGCGGAGTTCGGGGTCGTCGTCTTCAACGCGGTCGACTACCTGGCCGCCCGATTCTCAGTCGACATCATTGGAAGGGGAGCCGCCTGATGGCTTTCGTTCATGGCAAGGGAACCGCGGTCAGCATCGGCGGCGACGACCTCTCTGCATTCGCCAACAGCGTGACGTTCACGCGCGAGGCGGACACGCACGACGTCACCACCTTCGGCAAGAACTCGAAGGTCTACGCGGCCGGCCTGAAGGACGGCACCGCGAGCATCGAAGGCATCTACGACAACACGGCCACGACCGGCCCGGGCGCTGTGCTGCGCCCGCTCGTCGGCGCAGCCGCGGTGGAGTTCGTCTACCAGCCGGAAGGCGTGGGCAGCGGCAAGCCGGTCGCCACGGTGGATGCGCTCGTGAACTCCTATGAGGAGTCGGCGCCGGTCGCGGACATGGTCACGTGGACGGCCGAGCTGCAGCTCTCCGACGACATCACCGACACGACCGGCGGCACCCCCTGACCAGCGCAAACCCCGGGAGGAGCATTCCCATGGCCGTATCCAAGGTCGACCTGTTGAAGAAGCGCTTCGGCGTCGAGGACGTCGAGATCCCCGGTGTCGGGACGGTGCGGGTTCGCCCGCTGTCCCGCGCCGAGGCGCTCGAGTTGCAGGGCAAGGAGATGGCGGCAGCGGAGGTGGAGCGGAAGCTCGTCGCGCTGGCGATGGTCGAGCCGGCGCTGACCGAGGACGAGGTCGGCACCTGGCAGGCCAACTCCCCGGCGGGCGAGCTCGAACCGATCGGCGCCGCGATTCGGCGCCTGTCCGGGCTCGAGCAGGCCTCGGCCAAGGAGGCGGTCAAGCAGTTTCGCGACTGACCCGGGCCTGGATTTCGCATTCTCCCTGGCCGAGAAGCTCGGGATGACCGTGGGCGAGATGCAGGACCGGATGTCCAACCTGGAGTTCGTGCAGTGGCAGGCGTTCTATGCCCGCCGATCGCAACGCGAGGAACTGGCCGCGCGGGCGGCGAAGCGAGGGAGGTGACGGAGTGGCGGAGATCGGGCGGATCGAGGTTCGGGGACTGCGGGAGTTCAACCGGGTACTGCGCAGGATCGACCGCGACGCGCCGAAGGGTCTTCGCCTCGCCGGAAACAAGGCCGCCCAGCTCGTCGTGGACACCGCGCAGCCGCGTGTCCCGACCGGCCCCGGCCGCGGCGGGCACGCGAAGTCGTCCATCAAGGCGGCGAGCACGCGCACCGCGGCCCGGATCCGCGCGGGCGGCAAGCGGTATCCCTATTACCCCTGGCTGGACTTCGGCGGGCGCGTCGGACGCAACCGCAGCGTGCGGCGGCCCTTCCTGAAGGAGGGCCGCTACATCTGGAAGTCCTACGCCGACGAGCGCGCCCGCGTCGAGGGCATCCTTCGTGACGAGCTGACCGACCTCGCCCGCTCCTCGGGCGCCGGCGTGAGGGTCCGCTGATGGCCGGGCAGGGACCCACGGTCACCCTGACCTTCGCCGGCGACTCCGGCCCACTGGACCGCACGGCCAAGAAGGTCACTGCAACGATGGGCACGCTGGGCAAGAGCCTCGGCGGCCTGGCCGGCGCCGGCGGTGCCATCCAGGGGATCGGCGGCCTGGCCGGTGCCCTGACCCAGCTCGCACCGGCCGCGCTCCTGCTCCCGGGCGCGCTGCTCGGCGCGCAGGCCGCGATGCAGACCTTCAAGATCGCCACGGCCGGCATGTCCGAGGCGATCTCCGCCGGGCTGTCCGGCGACATGGAGGCCTTCGCCGAGGCCACCAAGAATATGGCCCCCGCCGCGCGGGAGACCGCGCAGGCCTTCGCCGGCTTCAAGCCACAGGTCGACGCGCTGAAGCAGTCCGTGCAGGGCGCCTTCTTCGCAGGCTTCGCGGACGAGGTGCGCGAGGTCGGCAACAAGCTCTTGCCGACCCTGAGTACCGGCATGACGAAGATCGCCACGGGGTTCAACGGGATCGGCGTCGAGGCGCTGCACGCGGCACAGAGCCCCTTCTTCAAGGGCGATCTCGACTCGATCCTCAGCGGCACCGCGGCGATGTTGGGCAACATGCGGTTCGCCGCAGCGCACGCCCTGTCCGGGATCGTCGGCCTGGGCGGAGTGGGCGCTGAGTACCTGTCCGGCCTCGGCACCGCGATCGGCGACGTGGCCGCGAAGTTCCGCGGCTGGGTCGACCAGGGCATCGAGTCCGGTCGGATCTATGAGCTGATCGATGGCGCCATCCAGGGGTTCCGCGACCTCGGCGCGATCGTCGGCAACATCGGCTCGATCCTCAGCTCGGTGTTCACCGGCCTGGGCGGCGACGCCACGTCGTTCCTCGGGCCGCTGCGCGACGCCACCACCCAGCTGGCCGCCTTCATGGCGTCCGCGTCCGCGCAGGAGGCGCTCGGCGCGCTCGGCGAGGCGATGCGCGCCGCCGGGACGGTCCTGCGTGAGGTCTTCCTCGCCGCGCTACAGACGCTCGCCCCCATCGTGACCGCGCTCGCCCCTATCGTCGCCGGTGTCGCCACCACGCTCGCGGAGTGGGCGCCCGTGCTCGGGCCGGCCGCGATCGGCGTGCTCGCGCTCGCGGGGGCGATCAAGGGCATCGTCGCCGGTGTCGCGCTCTACAACTCGATCATGACCACGGTGCGCGCCCTGACCATCGCGTGGGCCGGCGTGCAGTGGGTGCTCAACGCCGCCTTGTCGGCGAACCCGATCGGGCTCGTCGTGATCGCGATCGCCGCGCTCGTCGCAGGTCTGGTCTGGGCGTACAACGAGAGCGAGACCTTCCGGAACATCGTCAACGGCGCCTGGGAGGCCGTGAAGACCGGCATCGGCTCGGCCATCGAGTGGATCAAGGGTGCGATTGCCTGGTTCGGGGAGCTGCCTGGCCTGGTCGGCGGCTGGTTCGGCGAGATGAAGGACTCCGCGATCAGCAAGGCGGTCGAGCTGGTCACGTGGGTAGCCGGGATGCCGGGCCGGTTCATGTCGGCACTCGGCAACATCGGGAGCCTGCTGGTCAACGCCGGACGCGCCTTGATCGACGGCTTCCGCGACGGCCTGCGCCGAGCGTGGGACGGCCTCGTGTCCTGGTTCCAAGGTCAGCTCGCGTGGTTCCGCGGCCTGTGGCCGTTCAGCCCGGCGAAGTGGGGGCCCTTCTCAGGCTCCGGGTACGTGGACCGCTCGGGCGAGGCGCTGGTGACGGACTTCGCCGGGTCCCTGCGAGCGGGGATCCCGGACGTCGGCCGGGCGGGCACTGAGCTGATGGGCGCCGCGTCCGGGTCGCTCTCCGGTGCCGCACTGGGCGGGAGCAGGCCGGCCGCCCCCGCAGGTACCGGCGCTCGTGAGGTCCGGTTCAGCGGCAACGTCGACAGCGCGTTCGCCACCGCATTCATGAAGCTCGTCCGCACCGGACAGATCCAGATCGGATAGGAGAACCAGCATGGCTGTAGGACTGATCCCGGCGGTCGCCGCGAACGTGTGGACCGGCGTCGCGGACCTCACCACCTACGTGTGGATTCAGCTGCACATCGGCGACCCCGGCGCCGCGGGCACGGCCAACGTCGCCATCGAGGCCGACCGGATGCAGCTCACCGGCTCCCCGGCGTGGACGGTGTCCGGCGGGCTGATGACGAACGCCGCCGACGTCGAGTGGGAGGCGGTTGCCGCGGGCGAGGACTACACGCACTTTTCCGCGTGGACGCTCGCGAGCGGCGGGGCGTGCGGGTTCACCGGCACGATCACCGCCCTGCCGGTCACCGCGGGCGACAACTTCCGCATCCCCGCAGGCGCCCTGGACGTGACCCTGAACGTCGCCGCCTGATCAGTAGATACGCACATCCGTAGGCACAGAAGGGGGTGACCCATGGCGCTCGCCTTCTTCGGCGACTCGAACCCGATCTCTGGTACCAGCTCTGTCACCCCTGAGGGCGACGCGGGGGCGGGCTGGTCCGGCGGAACCATCCAGGAGGGCGACCACGCCTTCATCACGGTCTCCTACAAGCAGGCGGGCGCCACGCTCGCCACCCCGTCCGGGTGGGTCCTGATCGCCTCGGCGCAGGTCGGCACGGGCGCGGTCGGCGCGGGCGTCGGCCCGGTTCAGCTGCGGATCTACTACCGGCAGGTTCCGTCCGGCGGCCTGACGATGCCGACGCTGACGATGGGTGGCGACTCCACCGGCCGGGTCGTACAGGCCGCCCTCATCGTCTACCGGGGCGACCTGGGTGCTGCCGGCGCGCTGGCCTACGCCGCCACTGCCGGCAGCGACACCACGTCGAACACGAGCCTGAACGTCACCGGGTCCGCCGACATCGGCATTCAGACCGATGATGCCCTGCTCTGCTACGGCGCCGTCACTGACGACAGCAGCACCACGCTCTCGGCGCAGGCACTGAGCACCTCGGGTGTCGTCTACGGCTCCACCGGCAACCCGTTCAACACCGGCACCGCCGACGGCGACGACATCCGATCGTTCGCCTCCCGCGCCATCGCCACATCTGGCACGTCCACCGCGGCCCCCACCTTCGCCGCCACGCTGGGCGCGGCGACGACCGGCGGCGCCTTGTTCCTGCGGCTTCGCGAGGTCTCCGCTGAGGCTCACCGCTTCTACTTGGCCAACGCCACCCCGGGGTTCAGCCCCGGTGTCGCGGGAGCGTCGTTCTGGGACGAGATCACCGCCGCGCTCGCGGTTCCCCAGCAGCTGACCGGGACTCCCGAGGGTGCGAGCGCGAGCACGGCCATCGCGGCGCCCGGTACGGGGTCTGACCAATGGGTGCTCGCTGGTCAGTGGATCAGCCACCCGGCCAGCGCACCCGGGACGATCTACGGCTCGGTGTTCACCTTCATCGCGGCATGGCTCGAGTCCAACGCCGCCGCGGACTTCAACCCGGTGATCTACGTATGGGTCACTGCCGGCGATACGAGCACCTCTCGTGGTGCCGCGGTCAACCGCTTCAACAGCGCTCTCGAACTGCCCAGCGGCACAGCGGCCGGCCTCGCCTATGCCGGCTCCGACCCCGCCGCGGTCAGCTTCCAAGCCGGGGACCGGATCGTCGTCGAGCTCGGCTTCCGCGACGCCGCCGCGATCTCCTACACGGGCACGCTCTACCGCGGCGGCACGGGCACCCCCGACCTCGCCGACGGTGTCACCGACCTGAACCGGCCCGGCTTCATTGACCTCCTGGTCAGCCCAGGCGTGGTGTTCGAGGAGACGAGCCAGACCGTCGACGGCACCGCAGCCGCTGCCCTCGGCTTCACTGCCACCGCCACGGGCCGGCGCGTCGCCAACGGCACCGCGGTGGCTGCGCTCGGGTTCGCCGCAGCAGCCGGCGGCGCGCCCGTCGTGGAGGGCACCGCCTCCGCGAACCTCGGGTTCACGGCGACCGCGACCGGCGGGCCGCTCGTCGTCGGTGCCGCCTCGGCGGCGCTCGGCTTCGCTGCGGCGGCCACCGGCACTCCTGTCGTCGACGGCGAGGCGACGGCCGACCTCGGGTTCACCGCCACCGCCGAGGGCATCGTGATCGCCCCGTCCACCGGCACCGCCGCGGCGAACCTCGGGTTCACCGCCACCGCGGCGGGCGAGGTCATCGACCGCGTGTTCGGCACCGGGCAGGCCGATCTCGGATTCACCGCGCAGGCCACCGGGCAGCGCACGGCGATCGGCAGCGCGCAGGCGGACCTCGGGTTCGCCGCGCACGTCGACGGCCAGGTACGTGACCTCATCGAGGGCACCGGTGCCGCCGGTCTCGGGTTCGCCGCGCACGCAGCTGGGCGCCGCGTCGTCGACAGCACCGCAGCCGCCGCCCTCGGCTTCGCGGCGAGTGCCGCAGGCGAAGTGCACCTGCCCGCAGTGTTCGGCGCGGCGGAGGCGGACCTCGGGTTCATCGCGGTGGCCGGCGGCACGGTCGATGCCGCGCTCGGCGTCCCGTTCCTGCCCGAGCTCGACGGGTCGCGGATTGCCGTTGAGATCGCCTGGGGTGCGGACCCGGCCGGCGACCCGGACTCGTGGACGTGGACCGATATCACCCGCGACGTCCGCACCGACTCCGGCATCTCCACCAAGCTCGGCCGCGACGACGAGGCGAGCACCTCGCAGCCCGCTTCGCTGACCCTGACCCTGGACAACACCAGCCACGCCTACAGCTTCGGCGGGCACTCCCCGAACTGGCCGAACGTCAGGAGGAACACCCCCGTCCGTCTGCGGATCGACGAGGACGGCCAGGAGTGGCACCTGGTGTTCATCGGCAACGTCGACGGCTTCACCCCCGGGTGGGACCTCACCGGCCGCATCCCGATCGTCAACCTGTCCGCGTCCGGGGCGATGCGCCGGATGTTGCAGGGCGACGCGCCGATCATCTCGGCCTACCGGCGGGCCATGACCGAGACCGCGTCCGTGATCGCGTACTGGCCGTTCGAGGAGGGCCACAACGCCACCTACGCCCGCGCGGTCCGCGGCGGGACGGACATGGTCACCGTGTCCAGCTCGCACGAGTTCGACGCCGACAGCCCGTTCGACTGCTCGGCGCCGCTCGCCCGGCTGCGGTCGTCGCCCGACGGAGTGTTCGAGGACTTCGGTGCGACCGTCGGCGAGTACACCGTCACCGGGCAGACGCAGGTTCGCTGGCTGATGGCATTCCCGCGAACCAGCCTCCCGAACGGCGCGTTCCTGTGTGACGTCTTCACCACCGGCACCCTCGGGCGCGTCTCCGTCACCTACGCCGACGGGGGCTCTGCGCCTGACATTCTCCCGCTGGACGGGCTGCACCTCACCACCTGGGACGACGACGGCCAGGTGATCACCGAGGACTTCAACATCGCCTTCAACGTGCTCGGCGCCGCGCTGCGGATGAGCGTCGAGCTGGAGCAGGACGGCTCCGACGTCATAGTCCGTCTCGGCGTCGTTGCCCCGGGCGACGACGAGGCCGGCTTCTTCGATGTCACCCTGCCGGGCCGCACGGTCGGCCGCGTCACGTCGATCTTCATGGGCGGCAACGACGTCGACGACGTGATCTTGGGCCACGTCACCCTTCAGAACGAGATCACTTCGCTGTACGAGGCGGCGGGGCCGCTGTCCGCGCACGTCGGCGAGCTGCCCACCCCGCTCGGCGCGGGACGGCTCTACCGGCTCACCAGTGAGGCCGAGGTGCCGTTCACCGCGATCGGCTCCGGCGCGGTGCCCTCATCGAACGAGACCATGGGCCCCCAGCTGGCCCGGCCGCTGATGGAGCTGCTGCACGAATGCGAGGCGGTCGACCAGGGTCAGCTGTGGGATGGGGCGCGCGCGCCCGGCCTGATCTACTCGACGCGCCGGTTCCGGGAGCTGGGCATCACCCATCTCACGATCGACGCCGCCGCGGGCGAGCTCGCCGAGCCGTTCGAACCGACGGACGACGACCAGCGCAACCGCAACCGCGTCGAGGCCACCATCACCACCGGTGTCACTGCCGAATACGAGGACGCCACCGGCCCGCTCGGTACCGCCGCGATCGGCATCTACGACTCCTCGGTCGAGGTCACCAACCAGCACGACTCCATGGCGATCCAGTACGCGGCCTGGCACGTCGCGCTGGGCACCGTCGAGGGCTACCGGTTCCCCTCGGTGACGGTCGACCTGCGCGCCGCCCCCCACCTCGCCGACGCCGTGCTGCGCACGGTGCCCGGCCACCGGATCGACGTCCTGAACGCCGACCAGGTGTTCGCCGGCTACCTGCCCGGCGACGTGCCGCTGTCGCTGATCGTCGAGGGCATCTCCCACGACATCGGCGCCCGCCACTGGCGAGTCACCTTCCGCTGCTCGCCGTTCTCCCCGTGGGGCATCGCCCGCGTCGCGCAGGAGACCGGCGACACCAGCGAATACGCCTGGCGGCTGGACACCGACGGCACCCGCCTCGTCGGCGACCACTCGGCCGGTGCCACCGCGCTCACGGTGTCCAACGAGCCGCTGCCGATCGCGAACGACACGTTCACCCGCACAGTCGTGAACGGATGGGGCACGGCTGACCAGGGCGGCGCCTACGCACTCGCCGGCACCACCGGCACCCTCACCGCGGACTTCGACGTCGCTGCGGGTCGCGGCACGATGGCGGTCACCGCCCGGCCCCGCCACCAGTTCGCCTACCTGTCGACTCTCGACGTCCAGGACGTCGACATCGCCGTTACGTGCACCGCGAGCGCGGTCGACATCACCGGAGGCATCATCGAGCTGGCCGACGTGATGGTCCGCGGCCTCGGTTTCGACGACTTCTACTACGCCCGCGTCACCGTCGCCTCCGACCAGACGGTCGGGATCAGCATCGTCGAGGTCGCCGACAACCTGCAGACGGAGATGATCCCCCAGCTGATCGTGCCCGGCCTGACGTTCACCGGCACCGTACGCTGCCGCCTGCGCGCCGAGGGCCGCGTGCTGCGCACGCGCGTGTGGAACCCGGCCGGGGCGGAGCCGACCGAGTGGCACCGCGAGGTGACCGTGGACGCCGCCCGTTCCGGATGGGTGGGTACCCGCGTCGCCGTCGCCAGTGGCAACACCAACGCCCTGCCGATCGTGTTCTCCCACGATGACCTCGTGGTGACCACGGTGTACCCCCCGGACGGCCCGCTGTGGACGACCGATTCCGACGACTACCCGCTGCGGCTGTCCGTCGGCGGGATCCCCGTCACCGCCACCGCCTGCACCGGCGAGGCCTCGCCGCAGACGTTCACTGTCGAACCGCTCCCGCTCGACCGCGCCGACGGCGTCCCGGTCGCGCTGTGGGACCCCCGCCCGATCGGTCTGTGAGGAGGTAGCCGTGACGTTCTACGCAGGCCAGCGGGTCACCGCCGGCGAGATGAACACCAACCTGGACGTGCTCACGTTCCGCGCCGGGCAGAAGGTGCGGCCGTCCATGCTCGGCGAGGACTTCCCCGCCCTGCTGCCGGTGCGCGCCCCCGACCTCGCCGACCTGACCGGCGGCCCCGGCCCTGGACCGGGCGGGGTGCCGGCCAACCCGGGCGAGGCGTTGTGGATCGGCCACGGCCCCGGCAGCAACTTCTTCAATATCGGCATCGGGCAGGGCAACGCAGGCGAGGACGGCGACACCAACCACGACGACTGGACCATGGCCCAGATCGCGGCAGGGTTCGAGTCGCCGAACCGGTTCTTCGTCGTCGAGTCCGGCGGCGTGTACTACACGGAGTTCCGGATCAACGCCGGGGCGGGCAGGACGAGCACCGGCACCGACCACCCGCGATCCGAGCTGCGCGAGCTCACGTCGGCCGGCGCGAACATCGCCTGGGACGGCACGACGGGCTGGCACCGCATGCGCGGCACCTCCCGGATCATGGACGTGACCACCCAGCGGCCGTGGGTGTGCTTCTTCCAGATCCACGACGCGTCGAGCGACCTCATCCGCGTGCAGTGCGAGGGCTCGACCGGGCAGACCACCGGGCTCGACCTGCGCGCCCGCTGGACCCCACCCGGCGGCAGCAACCAGAGCGTCACCCTGCCGGGCTGGGACAACGCCTACGACGTCGGCGAAGAGGTCGACTGGGAGATCTGGATCGGCGGGGAGACGGCCGCCGACAACGGCCGCTGCCGCATCTGGCTCAACGACGGCCTGGTGTTCGACGAGGACGACATGGGCGCGACCGGCTGCTACTTCAAGACCGGGTGCTACTTGCAGAGCAACGTCCACATCCGCGGCGAGGACCCCGACGACACGGCCGCCGTGTGGATCCGCGGCGGCTCGCTGGTCGTCCAGCACCCCGGCTACCCGGCCCCCACCACCCCCGTCTGGACCGGATAGGAGCTTGACCGTGAACGCAGAACTCGACCCGCGGGACGACGTGCGAGAAGCACTCGCCGCGCTGTCGGCCAAGGTGGACGAGCTGACCCAGCGGCTCGACGCGTACGAGCAGCAGGCCGCCGACGCCGGCCGCGTCCGACAGTCGTACACCAAGGCGCTGGAGGCGCACATGCGCACCCTCCAGCAGCCCCCGCGTCGCCGCCTCGGGCGGGACCTGCCCGGCCGGTCGGCTCCGGTCGAGTCCGTCCAGACCGGATGAGCACCCCAGACCGCGCCGCGGCGTCGATGCTCCCGACGCCGCGGCGCAACCCCGAGGACGGCGACGCATGAACGAGAACGGCGGGATCGTGGCAGACCTGGAGATCATCAAGGGCATTGAGCGCCTGGACGTGAAGGTGTCCGAGCTGCTGCGCCGCGGCGACGACCACGAGGCGCGCCTGCGCGTCCTGGAGCAGCGTGACGACCCGAGCGAGGAGCACGGCAAGCAGCTCGTCGACCACGAGAACCGCATTCGGTCCGGCGAGCTCTGGCGCTGGAAGGCCACCGGTGCCATCCTCGCCGCGGGCATCCTCGGCGGCGGCGCAGGGCAGGCGCTCCAGGCTGTCATGGGTGCCGGCTGACGTGGCCACCTGGGAAGTCGCAGGCGCGCTCGAGCAGCTGCGCGCCCAGCTCGACGAGCTCGCGCCCGAGCGCTCGACGGCGAGCGACGGCGCCATCGGCGACGAGGACCACCGGAACCGCAAGTCGGACCACAACCCGTGGCTGCACCTCGCCGGACAGCACTGGGTGACCGCGCGGGACTTCACCCACGACCCGGACGGCGGGCTGGACTGCCACGAGCTCGCCGACGCGCTGGAGGACAGCCGGGACCCGCGGATCAAGTACGTGATCTGGAGCGGCGAGATCATGTCCGGTGCGCAGGGGCGCGACCCGTGGGAGTGGCGGGAGTACACCGGCGGTGCGAACGAGCATCGCCATCACCTGCACCTGTCCGTGGTTGCCGACGCCCGCGCGCTGTCCCGCATCCCGTGGCGGCTTCCCGGGCTCACCACGGTCACCGGGTCGCCGGTGCTGCGCCGCGGCTCCCGCGGCCCGCTCGTGGCCGAACTCCAGCGCGTGCTCAACGCCTGGTACCCGCTGGAGCTGCACCTCGCCGAGGACGAGGTGTTCGGCCCGTCGACCGAGAAGGCCGTGAAGCTGCTCCAGGAGCGCGCCGGCCTACTCGCCGATGGCGTGGTGGGTACGCGCACCCGCGCTGTGCTCAATCTGGGATCATGAAGTCAGTAGCTACGGAGGTACGCATGCCGAGGCAGGCCAGGAACAAGAAGATCCAGGAGATCATCGACGACGTCCGCGAGGACCTGGAGGAGGTGGAAGACCTCGCGAACGACCTGGCCGAAGACGGCGACGACGCGCCCGCCGAGGACCCCGACGAGGGCGAAGAGGACCCCGACGAGCAGGAACCCGAGGACCCGCCGACCTCCGGCGAGCTGCCGACGGACGTGCTGCCCGAGCTGAAGACCTGGACGGTGATGCTGCCGACGATGAAGCCGGGCGGCGACACCCCCAAGAACGACTACGCGGGCAAGTGGGGCGCCATCCCGAACATCTTCTTCGTGCAGAACGGCGGCGTCGTCTTCCGCGCTCCCGCGAACGGTGCGCACTCGAAGAACTCCGACTACGTGCGCACCGAGGCGCGACAGATGCTGCCCGACTGGGAGAAGGGCGCCTGGTCGAGCTCGGGCAGTCACTCCCTGGAGTGCGAGCTGTCCATCGACGCCAGCCACCTCACCGCGCGCAAGCGGCTCAACGGGATGCAGATCCACGACGGCGGCGACGACGTCTGCCAGATCATGCGGCACGAGTCGCTCGGCCTCGGCTTCATGCACAACGACGGCAAGACGTTCGTCTCGATCGATCCCGATTACGAGGACGGCACCCGCTTCACCTGCAAGATCCTCGCCGAGGACGACCGGATCAAGGTCTGGTACAACGGCGCGCTGCGGGTCGACGTGCCGAAGAAGGGCAGCGGCTGGTACTGGAAGACTGGCGCGTACAACCAGTCCGGCGGCGCCAGCGAGCACAAGGAGCCGGACAGCGCGTACGGCGAGGTCATCATCTACCGGCTGGTGACCACCGGCGGCGCCTCCTGATCGTGCTCGGGCGACCCGGCGAGCCGTCCAGATGGCGGTGGCCGGGAGGCTGGGGCCTTGGCCCGAGCGCTCTACGCGAAGAGCCCCCACCCGCGCTGACGGGTGGGGGCTCTTCGGCGTCGGGAGTCAGTCGACCTTGGTGAAGGTGCCGCAGCCCGAGTTGTTCACCGTGGCGGCCTTCTCCGACACCGTCACGACGATCTGGGCGCCCGCCTGTCCGGCGTTCTTCCACTCCAGCACCTTGCCGTTCTTGTCCATCGTCGTGACCTGGCAGTACTCGATGAACCCCTCGTCCGGCCCGGCGGACCGGTAGCGGCCGGGAGCGACCTCGCTGGGCACGAGCCACTCGCCGACCGGGATGGTGCCCACCGACGGTGTCGTCGCCTGCTCAGTCGCAGGAGCCTGTGCGGCGGCGGGTGCCTGCGCAGCGGGAGCACTGCCCGTCGCGACAGGCGGCGAGGTCTGCGCCGTGGTGCTCGCCGGCCTGGAGCTGTTCGCACCGCCCACGCCGGTGCCGACGATGAACGCCACGACGATGCCGAGGACCCATGGCCAGCGGCGAGGCTTGCGCGGCGGGGCGACAGGCTGGCCGGCGTACGGGTTGTAGTGAGCGTGCTGGGACATGCAGAGCCCTCCTCGGGGCATGTGGGGAGCAGGGGAGTCAGACCCCGCGGGGGATCAGTCGCTCTTGCGGGGCGTCGTGCTACACCGGCTCGCGCCGGTCGAACATAAGAGGCGTTATCGGACATCGGTGCCGGGGACCCAGCCGTACAGGCCGCATTGCGGACACTTCCTGTTCACCCAGCGCTTGTTCAGCCGCCGTGTCGCCTCCTCGGCTGCATCGACGTACCCCCGCGGGAGCGGGTGATCATGCAACGGGTCAGGGCAGTCGGTGCCGCGCGGCCCTGGTGTCATGTCGCCTCCGCAGAGGTAAATGGCGCTGAGCATGGTCTCTACGTACGACCCGGCTCGGCGCGCAGGTCGGACCCCGGTCCCTCCGGATGGGCAGCCCCGTAGGCGTTGAACGCCGCCGCGACGAGCCGGTCATCGGACGCCCCCGGCGGCAGGTTCAGCGCGCCAGCCACGCGGTCCCGTAGCCGCTCCAGCTCGGCCGCGTCTGGGCAGCGGATGCCAGGGCCCGGACCCGGGCAGGTGTGCGTCATGTCTTCTACCTTTCGTCGAGCCAACGAAACTGACATTTAGTTGGGAGCTCGTCAGGACTGACTCGCTCGCACGTGCGCCGCCCAGAGCGCGTCGACTCGCGCCCCCTCGCCGACGCTGACGCGGTCCAGCCCGCCGCCAGCCACGGAGCCGACCTCACCGTGCATCGAACAGTCGACGATGAGGCGCCCGTCCTCGGTCGGCGTCACCGACTCGCGTTCACACTCGGTCATGCCGCCAGCCCCTCTCCCTGCTGCAGCGCGGCCATCAGGTGGTGGCCGATGAACTTGTAGTACGCAGGCGGCACGGCCTCCACGAGCTGGTCACGGTCCCACGACCAGTCGATCCCGAGCCCCTCGCGGCACTCCTCCACGGTGGCCTTGCCGCCGCCGTTGCCGTAGACGGCGAGCATGTCGCCCTCGTACTTGACGCCGTGACGCCACCCGGACACCCGGTGCCCCCGGTGGGACGGCATCGGGGGCTGCGGCATCGACCAGCCGCCCAGCTCGTGCTTGCGGTGCCGGAACACGCGCAGCCCGAACATCAGCCCGCAGAGCACGACGTCCGGCCGCAGCACCGAGCTCATGACGTTCTCCATCACGTACGGGCGGCCGATCGCGTCGAGCAGCGCGCGCCCCGCCGGGTTGAGGTCGATGTGGTCGTCGGTCCAGCCCTCGCGCTTGCGGTTGCCCTTCGTCGCCGAGGACGACGCCTGGCAGGGCCACGAGGTGTGGATGCCGTCGGCGTCACGTCCGTTCGCCACGAGGAACGCCAGACCGTCGGACTGCACGAACTCGTCGCCGCAGTAGTCGGGGTGCGGGGCGATGTCCACGCCGATCACGTAGAACCCGGCGCGCTGGTAGCCCTTTGTCGCGCCGCCGAGGCCACAGCAGATGTCGAACAGGATCGGCTTGCTCACCACTCGTGCTCGACCTTCGGCGCGGCCGGGATGCGCTCGATGCCCGCGACGTCAGCGGCCTTGTCGGCGGTCGCGCCGTTCAGCACGGTGGCGCGGAAGAGGTTCCACCGGGCGTCAGAGTCGGCGCCCCACGAGGTGTAGCGGGTCTCGGTGGCGCTGGGGAGCGAGTTCGTCATGCCTGGATGGTAGCAGGTAGCCTACGTACTACGCAACGCTCGATCCGGACACGCCGTACCTACGTGTCGCAGTACGTACGTAGCTCCGGTAGCGTCGCGCGCCGTGCCCACCACACGCATCGCGGTGCTCAACCTGAAGGGTGGCACCGGGAAGACCACGACCACCGCTCACGTCGCCCAGGCGCTACACGAGCTCGGCGCCCGCGTGCTCGCCGTGGACGCCGACCCGCAAGGCTCGCTCCTGCGCTGGAGCGAGCAGGCCGGCTTCCCCTGGCCGGTCATCGCCCTGCCGTCGGGGAAGATTCACCGCGAGCTGCCCGGCATCGTCGGCGACCGCTGGAACGTCACCGTCATCGACACCCCGCCCACCGACGACCGCAAGGCCATCGTCGAGTCCGCGGCCCGCGCGGCGACCCACGTCATCGTGCCGCTCACCCCCTCCACCATCGAGCACGAGCGCATGACGCCCGTCCACGAGCTGCTCGAGGAGGCCAGCGTCGGCGGCGAGTTCCACACCGCCGTCCTGCTCGTGAAGGTGAAGCGCAGCGCGGCGTCCGGCGAGGTGTACCGCAGCGCCCTCGAAGCCGACGGCTGGCGAGTGCTGCGCCCGATCGTCCCCGACCGCGAGGCCTACCGACAGGCGTGGGGCGTGCCGTTGCGCCGCCAGCACGTCGCCGACTACTCCGACGCCGTCGAGGAACTGCTGACAGGGGCGAGCGCATGAGCCCCAGCAAGAGGGAAGACCTCGCCGCCCGCCTGTCCGCGCCTTCGTTCCAGCCGCCCGAGCGCCCTGCGCCGGCCACCCGGCCGACCGCGCGTACTAAGCCAATCCGCCGCACCTTGGACCTCGCTGTCGCTCGCCACCACGCGCTCAACACCTGGTGCGACGAGGAGTCCGTCCAGCTCGGCGTGCCACGCGTACCCGGTCAGTACGTGCTCGACGAGCTCGTCGGCCTGCTCCTGACCGACGTGCGGACGCAGCAGATGATCAGAGAGGCGCTGCGCAAGCGGTTCGAGGGGAAGTAGATGCGGAACGGCCCCCCACCGGGGGTGGGGGGCCGAACATCCGCCACCGTGCGGTCACACGGCGAGTTCGAGGGTAGCGAGGTCACTCCTGCTCGCGCCAGGCCCGCTCGCGCTCGTCGGTGGCCTTCTCCATCTTCTCCATCTTGCGCCAGTGGGCCAGGAGCTTCGCCTGCTGCGGCGTGATCGTGCCGTCAGTCTCGGCGCGCTCCCAGCGCTGCATGTCCGCCTTCTGCCTGTCGTTCATGTCCGCTCCCTCAGATCTTCTCGACGTGCAGCAGGTAGTGCCCGGTCGACAGCTCTTCGTCGTCTCCGAGCACGCGCCACCCCTCGGCGGCCAGGCGCAGGCGCCCGTCCCCCAGCGCTGCGTACGCGCCCAGTCGGTAGACGTCGACGACGGTGGCCGAGCCGTTCTCGGGAAGTTCCGTCACGGTGACCTTGGGGCCGTTGTCGACGTCAGCAGCCACGCCCACGGCGGTGAGGACGTAGGCGAGGTGGGTGCCGGTGTTCTCCATGCCGGAGAAGGTAGCACGTAGGCTACGCACTACGGAAGACCTACCTGGGAACGCGGCCGGGCAGCACGCGGCCGAGCGCCCCGGCGAGCGCGTCGGGCAGGTCGTCGCGCGGCCCCGCCGGGTACTCCACCAGCACGTCCTCCAGCTGTCGCAGCGGCCGGACGTGGCGCACCATGCCCGCGTCGTACAGGTCAGCCGCCGCCCGGATCCGCAGCTCCTTGCGCGCCTCGGCCCGCGGCGTCTCGTCATGCCGCGCGAGGCCGTAGAGCACCCGGGCGTTCTCCTCGCCGGTCGCGTTCTCCTCCACGCACACCAGCAGGCCGGGGAAGGTGTCGCGGATGACCTGGATTCGCTCCTTGATCTTCGCGGGCGAGTAGTGGCCCGCCTCCGCGTGCGCCACCCAGGCCACCGCGCCCGTCGGCAGCGCACCGGCGACCACCATTGCCGTGTGGTCCGAGGTCGCGTGCGTCGACAGCGCCGGGTCCACCCACAGCACCCAGCGGGCGACGTGCGGGTTGCCGTAGATGAAGCTCTCGCGCGTCCAGTACGGGCCCGCGCCCGCGGCCGGCGGGTCGTTGAGCATGTTCACCGCGAACGAGCGCGTATTGCGGTCGCGCAGCAGCTGCTCCAGCGGCCAGCGCTGCTCCCACAGCGACCGCGCTGCGGGCGTGCCCTCGTGCAGGATCGCCGGGTAGTAGTGCGGCGTGATCCGCTCCTCGGCGAGCCACCGCGCCGGCTGGTCGCCCTTCGCCGCCCGCACGACATCGTGCATCATCGAGCCGTGCGCCGTGGTCGTCCCGGTGAGCACCACGGCGGCGCGGTCGTTCATCGGCAGCACGTTCTGGAGCAGCCGCGACACCGCCTTGGCCTTCACCTTCGGCCCGTAGTCCGCCTCGCCCGGCTCGAGGTCGTCGCCGATGATGAGGTCCGGCCGGTCGGTGCCCGACATTTCGCCGAGCCGTGTGGCGCCCATGCCGTAGGCGGCGATCGTCGCCCCGCTGGCCAGCACGGTCCGCGTCGGTCCGCCTGCGCCGCGCACCGGGGCGAGCTCGGGGAAGTCGCTCAGCAGCAGGTCGGACATGCGGTGCCCGGTGTGGTCGGGCGCATCACGCCGCCAGAGCACGTCGAGCAGGTTCCCGAGGTGCGCCTTCGCCTGCGCCTCGGTGTACGCGAACGCCAGGAAGAACCGCCGCCAGCCGTGCGCCAGCGCCCACAGCGGGTTCGCGCGGAACCACAGCATCGACTTCCCGGCGCGGCGAGGTGCCACCCACGCCGACCGCTGCGGCTCCCGGTAGCGCCAGCCCTTCGCCAGCTCGAACGCGTCCAGGTGGAAGTCCGAGAAGCTCATCTGGCCGGTGTCCTGGTCGCGCAGTGCGCGGCCCAGGTAGGTGACGGCGAACAGCAGCGGATCGTGCCGGGTGATGGCGCGCCGGTAGTCCGAGCCGCCCCGGTCCCCGGGGCCGCGGCCGGGCAGGAGCCACGCCGAGTGGTAGCACGGCTCCAGGAGCGCGTGCCCGTCCACGCCGGGCGGGAACGCGGGCGGCCGCACGGTCCGCCGCTGCTCGCCGACGGTCATCGATTCGCCTCGTCATCCCAACCGAACAGTGTCCGATCGCGCGACAGGGTGAGCTCGCCGACGCCGCGGACGGCGAGCTGCCACCACGGCCCCGGCGTCGCGCGCCCACCGGACCTGAACCCGCTCGTCCAGTAGCGAGACCTCCGATAGCGCCTGAAGTCCAAGTACCAGCGGCCGAACTTCATGCCGCGTCCCCCATCTCGTGCGCCCACCGCGCGAGCGCCTTGTCGAAGTCGTCGGATGCGTACCAGGCGGGGTCCTCCCACGCGATCGGCGGCGACTGCACCGACCAGCCACGACCGTGCACGGCCTCCAGGCGCTCGACGCGGCCGGACAGGCGCAGCAGCATCCAGCCGCCGAGCGCGAGCACGCCGGCGAGGAACAGGGCGGGGAGCGACTTCATTCCGTACCTCCTGAGTTCAGGATCTCCTGATCACGCGCCGCCGCCTTGGCCTGCATGGCCTCCACGACAGCGCGCGTAGCGGGGTCGAGCTCGGCAGCCGATCCGATGCCGGTCACGTCGACCTTCGCCGCAGCGTAGCCACCGAGCGCCAGCGTCTGCTCACGCGCGAACCGGGCCATGAGCGGCGCGATGTCCTTGTAGAGCCCGTCGCCCTTGTCCAGCTCGTCGAAGCCACGGGCGATGAGGTTGTCGAGGAAGTGCGCGTACTTCTGCCGGATGAACTCGTGCGTCGTGTTCTCCTCGGCGGCCTCGTTGTTCTCCTGCAACCACGACGCCGCGCGGGCGCCGACCCGCGCCCACCGCCGCACCGTCTCCAGGCCGCCGACCTCGATGCCCTCACGGCGCAAGATCTCGCGAGCCTCGGCGAGCGACCGGCCCTGCGAGAGCAGCTCGAACGCCCGGATCTGGTGGTTCGGGTCGGGCCCCGGGCGCGCCACGAGCTGCTCCTTTCACGCAGGGTGATCGAGGGTTACGAGACGTTCTGAGAAGATGCCGATAGCACTCCTGACGTACGTGGATCAGTAGCTCAGTACGTCAGGAGCGCGAGGCGAAACGAGAAGGTCAGTACGCGGGGGGCACGGGCGGCGGCACCGTGCCGAGCGGCTCCGGCGCAGGCCCGGCAGGCGCTCGGCCGTTCATGGCCTGATCCACCCGGCGTACGGCGCCGAGCTGCGCGGCCTGCATCTTCCACACCTGCCGCAGCATGAGCGGGATCGCCGCGGCCAGGAGGGCTACCAGCCACCCCAGCGGCGCGCCGAGCGCCTCACCGACCGAGACGGCCAGGCCGACCGCGGCGACGATGTAGGCGACGGCGCCCAGCATGACCAGGCCGCGCTCCCCGAACAGGTCGCGCACCTTGCTCCTCACCAGCTCGGTCACGGCGCAGGCTCCTTCCCTGACGATCCCTCTCCGAGTAGTGCCCGCTCGACCTCGTCGACCACGTCCGAGGGCAGGCGGTCGAGCTGTGCCGCCGCAGTGTCCAGCGCACCGGCGAGCACGCCCCACCTCGTCCTCTCGGCCACGTCGGCGGCGGCGCGGAACCGGGTGGACAGGTCGCCCTTGCGCTCCACGGTGCTCACGGCTCGACCTCCCCGAGCAGTGCCCGCTCGACGGCCTCGACGGTGTCCCGGCGCGCGTTCTCCAGGAAGTACGCGACGTGCAGGAGGTCGGCGTAGGCGCGCTCACTCTCGAAGCCGACCACCTCGGCGGCGGCACGGAACCGGGCTGGCCAATCCACGTGCTTCACGGCGCGACCTCCTCGCCGGCGAGTGCGGCGCGGATCTCCTCCACGGACAGGACGCGGCGGTCGCTGTGCTGCGCGAGGATCACCAGCCGGCGCACGCCGCGCTCGCTCTCCAGCACCTGCGCGAGCTCGCGGCGCGCCTCGTCCCGCTCGACGGTGACGCGGACGAGCTGCCCCATCTTCTCGTCGAGCATGGCGCGCAGCCGCTCGACCTCGCGGCGCAGCTCCACCGTCTCGATCTCGTTCAACGCTGCCGACTCGCTCATCAGGCCGCTCCCCTCGTCGTGATGGCGCAGATGACGATAGCGACCGGCAGCGCCCAGCACGCGGCGCTCACCGCGAAGTTCTCGCCGAGCTCACGCAGCCACGGGTGGGGGCGGTCCATCCAGTCGGCGAGTTGCTCGTGGGCCGGGCGCCGCGGGGCACGGTGAACACCCCGCGGACGGCCGGCGGTCAGGACGGCCACGGGTCAGCTCTCGACGAGGCCGGCGACGAACGCGGCGAGCTGGGTGGAGTTGCGCTCGAGCGTGCGCAGCTCCCATCCCAGCGCGCGGGAGTTGCCCTGCTCGCGCTGGGCCGCGGCGTACGCCTTCACCTGCTCGTCCAGCCACTCGGCGAAGAAGTCGCCGACGGACGGGCTGGTCATGAACTCGGGCAGCGCGGTGGGCGTGCTGCGCTTGGGGGTCGGGTTGGACATGGTGAACGCCTCCAGGACGGCGGTCGTAGTTACGGACGTACTGACTTACTGATCATGCGGGCGTGGAGAAGGCGGGTCCTTCGCCTTGGCGATGTCGACCCAGAGCGTCAGCCACAGCTCGTCCAGCTCGCGCTCCACGGCTGCCTGTCGGCGCTCGGCCCGGCGGCGCCGCCACTCGTCCCGCAGGGCGAGAGCGAACGCCAGCGCGAGCAGCAGGCCGAGCGTGATGCCGACGCCGAGCGCGGTGCTCACGAGCCGCCCCCTCGTTGCTCCTTCACGATCGCCGACACCGAGACCGGGTGCATGCCCACCGCCTTCGCGAGGGCATCCACGACGCCGCGGCTCGGGCGACCGAGTGAGGCGACTCCGCGCCGCTCGCACAGCCGCGCGTACGCGTCGGCGATCGCCTGGTCTCGATGGTCCTTCGCCGCCGTCCAAGCCTTCTCCGCGCGGACGTAGGCCGCCTGCGCAGCGGTGACGCCGGCCAGGTCGTCGGGCGTGATGGAGCGCGCACGTGCCGCCTGCTGGGCGTCGTCGGGCCGGACGCGGTGCGGCTGGCCCGGGACACCTGTGGCACGGTACGCAGGCAGGCGTCCGTCACGGATCATGTCGCGAACCGTGGCCACGCTGACGCCGATGACCTCGGCCGCCTCGTGCACGTCGAGGTCATTTGCCATGCTGAGAACGTAACACGTAGGCATCATGCTACGCCACCCGTACCGTGATCTTCGAGCAGCCGCCGGCCGCCTTCGGTGATCCCGTAGTAGGTGCGCTGCGCCCGCTTCAGCTCCCACCGCTCGCCGATCTCGCGCTCGCGGTAGATGAGCCCGAGGCGGACCGCGCGGTCGAGCTGCCGCCGACCGTTGCGCCGCTCGAGCTTGGCGCGCTCGAGGATCTGCGCGGTGTAGGCGTAGTCCAGGTCGGCGACCGCCCGCAGGACGGTCAGGAAGACGGGGCTCGGCTCGCGGCGGGCGCGGGGGATCGTGTCGACGAGGTCGGCGTAGAAGCTCACGCGGCATCGCCCCCGGTCGGGCGGCGGTACAGGCGCGGGGCGGCGCGCCACTGGAGCGCGGTCACCCGCTCGCGGTCCAGGGCGTGCGCCTCCTGGCGCTCCAGCTCGGCGTCGAGCACCTCCAGCGCCTGCGCGAGCTCGGTGCGGGTCGCCGTCGGGTTGTGTCGCACGGCGCGCGCGTGCTCCAGGGACATGACGGGCGTCATGCTGCGCCCTCCTCGGGGATCGAGGACGCCACCCCGGCCGCCTTCAACAGGCGCAGGTAGGCGTCCAGGGTCATCACTGCGTACTGCTGGCCCGGGTCCCCGACGCCGCGGCGCTTCACCACGGCGGCCCCGTGCTCAGCTCCAGCTGCCACGCGCTGCGCCTCGGTGGCGCGCACGTAGCCGGCCAGGTCCATGCGGGCCTCGTTCTTGCACTGCAGGATCGCGAACGGCGGCTGGCCCGGGCGAGTGCCCAGGTGCACGTCGCCGTAGTCGTGCTCGTACCCGGCGCGGGTGCGCTCGGCGTCCACGCCGGTCGAGCGGCAGTGCTCGCGTACGGCGATCTCGAAGCGGTCGCCCTTGACCTTGTTCGGGTGGGCCATCAGCGCGACTCGCTGTCGTCGCTGTCGTCCCAGACCTGAGCGCCGCTCTCGTCGTAGACGGCGACCTCGTGCCACCCGCCGTCCGGGTCGATGCCGTGGTTGCTGGAGTTGGTCGGCGTCGGCGCCTCGGCCAGCGCCTGCTCAATCGCGCCGTCGATCGTGTCGGCCTCCACCTCCACGGTCGTCGACACTGAGTGGATCATGTGCACGCGGTACGTCGGCATGGGCCTCACTCCTTCAGTGCGTCGGCGAGCTGCTCGAAGACGTCCATCGGCACCTTGTGCCACCCGGCCGCCTTGCGCTCCCGCACGCGGGCCACGAACGCCTCGGCGGCGTCCTCGATACGGGCCGCGCGGGCGAGCCGGTGCGCGATCTCCAGCACCGGCTGCTCCAGCGCGTTCTTCCACTCGCGCAGCTCCTCCAGCTCGCGTGCGTCGGCCTCGCGCTGGAGCCGTAGCGCCGCCTCGCTGTTGAGCGGGATGACGTCGGCCATCACGACTTCTTCACCGCCCGCACGGCGGCCTGGCAGGAGTAGTACGTGACGCCGTGGCTCTCGCGCGTCTTGGTCTTCACGACCGTGATGTCATCGATCGGCGCCAGGTTGGCTTCGCGCAGCCGCGCTCGAACCAGCGTGTCGGCACTCCTGGCGGCCATCTCCTCTGCGTCGCGGTCGTAGCTGCCGTACTCCTGGCCCCACGCCCTCACAACCTCGGCCATCCCCGCCTCCTCTGCACGTCTGGTATCAGACACACAGCGTAGCACGTAGCCTACGTACTACGCAACGCCACAGAGAGGGGCGCGGCGCGGCAACCGACCAGGCACCGGTGCCGTGCGAGGTGTGACGACGGGGGCCGCGGCGGTGCCGGCCGTGGGCCAGCAGCTCGCCGGGCGAGCTCGCACGCTGGGCAGGGATGAACACGTACGCGGGCGCAGCAGCGCCCGGCCAATGGTCCGACATGGACCGGCCTCCTCGGGGAGCGAGCGACGCCCCGATCCGACGTCGCAGCGGGCAGGAGTTCGTGCACGAGCAGGCACAGCGTTACGCAGGTACGAGGATACGGATCTACTGAGATCTAACCGTTACCTATGCGAATCATCAGGCGGCGTACTGGTCCAGGCGCCGCGAGGCCAGCACGATCGAGATCTCGTCGGAGATCCGCGCCTTGTTCATGCCCTCCGCGCCGACGATGCCCAGGTTCTGCGCGAACCGCACCTGCTCCGGCGAAGGCTGGCCACCCTTGCGCCAGCCACCGGTGCGCCGCGAGGTCGACGGGTCGTAGCCGATCGCCCACGCCTCCGCCACCACGAACGCCTCATCGAGCGTGAGCGGCCTGGCCTCGGCGCTCGCGCGACCGGCGAGCCACTGCCCATCGTGACCGACGTAGCGCCCCTTCACGTAGTCCCTGGTCGAGCAGTGCCCCACCGAGTACGTGCCGTCCGGGTGCGCCCAGATCGCCACCAGCCGATCCTTCGCCGGCACGAACCGCACCCCCTTGCGCGTGAACAGCCAGTTCAGCGTGCTGGCGGCGAAGAGGTCGACGTCCTCGTACTTCGCCGGGCCGAGCAGCTTGCGCCGGCCACCGTCCGGGTCGCGCTCGCGCTCCTCCTTCGGGCAGACGCAGTCGGCGCGCGGCAGCCGGCACTCCTCGCACGGCGGCAGCTCGCTCGAGTCGTAGGCCGCGGACTCGTGCAGGTCGATCAGCGTCATCAGCCGCTGCGTGCGAGACGCGCCGACCACGTCGAGCACGAGGCAGTCCCGCTTCCCGGTCTCCGGCGAGGTGCGCAGCCCACGGCCCACCATCTGCTGGTACAGGCCGGCGAGCTTCGTCGGACGGGCCACGAGCACGCACGACACTGGCGGGCAGTCCCAGCCCTCGGTGGTCACCATGACCGACACGAGGACGCGGATGTCGCCAACCGACAGCGCCTTGTAGGTCTGAGCGCGCTCATCTGTCTGGGTGTGCCCGTAGACTTCGCCGGTTGCGATCCCGGCCGCCCGGAACGCCTCGGCCAGCGCCTTGCCGGAGTCGACCGAGGGCGTGAACGCCACGGTGAGCCGCCCGCTCGCGTGCTCCAGCCACGCCCGCACGATCTGGTCCACGTCCTGCGCGACCATCTCGCCGAGCTCGCCATCCTGGAAGTCGCCGCGCGAGACCTTGGCGTGGTCCAGGTCCATGTGGTCGGTGACCACGCAGCGCCCGTGCGGCTCGACGAGCCACCCGGACCGGATCGCCCAGCTCCACGAGCGCTCATAGGCCACCGACTGCCACACGTCGCCCAGGCCGCGCTTGTCGCCGCGGGTCATGGTGGCGGTCATGCCCAGCGTCGGCACGCCGTCGAACGCCCCGCCCCAGGTGAGCACGTTCATGTAGCTCGGCGAGGCGGCGTGGTGGCACTCGTCCACGATGATGAGCTTCGGCTTGCGCATCTGCCGCTGCCGCTGCTCCGAGCGCAGCGTGTCCACCATCCCGGCGACGATGGGCCGGTTCAGCCCGTGCGTACGGCCGCCCTGCGCCCGCCCGACCGGGATCGTCGGGTCGTGCATCTTGCACCGCTCGGTGATCTGGTCGAGCAGCTCGCCGCGGTGGGCGAGGATGAGCACCCGCTGCCCGGCTCGAGCTGCCGCCACTGCCGGGGCGGCCAAGATGTCGGTCTTGCCGCAACCGGTGGGGAGCACGACGGCCGTGCGGTTGGTGCCGGCCGCCCACTCGCTGTAAACGGCGTTCACGGCCTCCTGCTGGTAGTCGCGCAGAGTCCTCATGCCGGGTGCCATTCGTGCCCGGCCTTGCACCGGTAGACCGTGCGCCGCCACTGCGCGAGGTGCCCGCACTCGGGGCACTCGATCGGGTCGCGCTCGTCGTCCCGGACTGCGCCCCGCACCTGCACGCGGCGGCCGGTGCCGGACTCCTTCGCCTCGCGCCTCATCGGCGACACCCCGGGCAGATCTCGCCGGGCGGGCGCAGCCGCGCGCACCACTGGCACACCCACTCACTCACGAGCACAGCCACTCCCAGAACGTCGTCGACGGCTTGCGCCCGTCGACGCGGCGAACGTTGTCGTTGCCGAGCCACAGATCCATGCCCTTGCCGGCGTTCGGGTGCCAGTACCACTTCCGCCCGCAGGTCGGGCAGCGCCACGTCTGCGGCGGCAACCCCGCAGGCAGCACGCAGTCGTGCTTGGCCACCGCTCAGTCCTCCTGTAGCTCTCGGCACGGGCAGTCCTCGCGGCACGGCCGCTTGCCCGTCCAGGCGTGTACGCGGGTGCTGTGGCCGCAGTCGCGGCAGGTGTGCTCGCCGCTCATCGGTCCTCACTTCCGTAGGGGTCGTAGTGGTACGGCTCCCAGTCGTCGGGGCCGTCGTCGGCGATGACCAGCGCCCGGCAGTACGCGCACGAGCACGGCCAACCGTGGGCGCTCACCACTCCTCGTCCTCGTCGACGACTGCGGCGCCCAGGAACGGGTCGCCGCTGGTGGCGATGCGCTTCGCCGTGCGCCGGCGGCCGGTGCAGTAGTCGCAGGTGCAGGCCAGCTTGAGCGGGCCGTCCTCGGTGGGGATGACCTCGATGCCGGAGCAGGTGGTGAGGGCGCTGGGGAGCGTCTGTGTCATACCTAGAAGGTAGCAGGTAGGCTACGCACTACGCAATGATGTACGGAGATCAGTACGTCAGCGCGCGTCCCACCACCGCGGCGACCGGGTGCGCTGGCCCTTCGGGTTGCCCGCGTGCGCCGGTGGCTGGCGGTACCGGCGGTGGACGTGGCCGGTCGCGTCGTCCTGCGCCTGCGCGTCGTAGCCCTTGCCCGGGCAGGCGTCGCCGTTGCGCTGGTACCAGCAGCCGTAGTCGTCCTGGATCATCTCCATGCCGCCCACGCGCCGCACCTTCGCGCCGGCCTTCTTCTTCCGGTCGTACTCCGCGGCCCACGCCCTGCGCTCGGCCGCGTTCATGTAGATCGACGTGCGCGCCATGTCGTCCTCCTCAGCTCGCCCGGGCCCAGCGCCCGAGCTCGTCCCGCGGCTGCTCGCGCCAGCGTGGGCGGGGCGCCGTCGTGCGCGGCAGGTCCCGCGTCCGGTAGCGCCGCCCTGCCTGCATCGCCTTCGCCGTGGTGTGCGCCGAGCTGGCCGCGCGGTAGGCCTCGCGCTGCTCGGGCGTGCGGTCGGGCAGGCGGCGCAGCGCGGCGTACAGGCCGGCGATGTCGGGGCCGGTGCTCACGACTTCCACCGGGTGTCGATCGTCGCCTGAACTCGACCCATCGCCACGGCCCAGCTCGAGGCGCCGCCCGTCGTCGCCCCGCCGCGCGGCAACGGCACGACATAGCGCCAGTACCGCGTGCCGCGCGTGTTGCGCAGGTCGAGCCAGCGCCACTCGCTCCAGATCCGCGCCTTCATGATGTCCGTACCTCCGTAGATCCGTTCGAAAGCTGCGCCAGGCGCGCCTGCACGGCGGCCGTGTGCTCGTCGGTCCAGACGGCGACGTTGAGCTGCCACAGCCGCGTCAGCTCGTCGCCGTCCTCGGCGTAGGCGATGTGGTCGAGCAGGTGCCCGCCGCAGTCGTTGCCCTGCTCGTGCGTCGTCGGCGCGCCGCAGCCGCCGCACCGGTGAGTGTCGTAGTCGCAGCCGGGGCAGTAACCCGGCTCACCGGGCATCGGCGGGTGCCGGTCGATCGCGTCCACCGTGGCAAGCACGCCGGCATACGCACCGAGCTCGATCCGCTCACGGCCAGCTTCCACAGGCGGCGCGGGCAGTTCGGCCGGCGCGAAGCCGTCCTTGGCCGCCTTCCGGTCCGCCATGATGGTCGCCGCGTGCTCAGCCATCCGCGCACCGATCCGCAGGTCCACCCACACCAGCTCGGCATCCTCGGGCGAGTCCACCGGCACGTGCGGGATCAGCGCCCAGTCCTGGCGCGGCTCGAACCCGTCCGGCCACGAGCGCCGACCGTTGTCCGGCTCGAACGCGGGGTCGAACCCCTGCGCCAGGCGTCCCTCTGCGGCGGCGTCGTCCACGTGCACGTACGGGACGCCGTTGGCGTAGACGGCGAGCTGCGCGAGGTAGCCAGCGCCCCACATGTCCCGGCCCCAGGCGCCCGACTTCAGATCCACGATCAGCCGCTCGCCGGGCAGGACCCGCGTGCCGTCCGGGGCCGTCATTGGCCAGCGTGGCGACCACAGCGCGTCGTACGTGCCCGCCGCCTGCCACCGGTCGCACACCACGAACTGCTCGCTGCCGTGCCAGGTGAACCGGTCCGCGATCGCCGACCAGGCGTCCAGTGCGGCCAGCGCCTCAGGCCCGAGGTGCGACAGGTCCTCGCCCGCGTCGCGGCGCTCGCGCAGCTTGTGGAACGCGGTGCCCTTGCGGGCGGCCTGCCCGCCACCGGCGGCCACGATCGCATCGTCGGCGATCCGCTCGGCCACCCGCTTGTTGCCGGGCTCCTCGAGGTCGGCCAGCGCGGCAGCCTCCATGACGAGGTCCGGGCGGCGGCCCATGCCGTAGGCGACCTGGCGGCGCTCGGCGCGGTCGAGCAGGTAGGCCGACTCGATCGGCTTCCCCAGCTTGCTCGCCCGCTGGTACCAGGCGAACTGCGTCGGGTCGTCGATCCGGCGAATCTTCGGGTAGGCCTTGCGCGGGTCGCCGTGGCGGGGGATCGAGTCCGGCACCTCGGGCGCGAAGTCGTCGTCCAGGTCGTCGATGGTCTCGGCGAAGAAGCCGCCGCGGGTGAGCGTCACGACTTCACTCCGTAGGCCGAGCGGATCGCCGTCGAGATGAGCACCTTGGATGCCCACTCCTCGCGGTTCACGTCATCCAGGAAGCCGAGCACGGCGGAGCGCTGCGCCTCCAGCTCGGCCACGCGGACGCGCAGCCGGTCCAGCTCCTTTCGGTCGTCGTTGTCGAGCACGCGAACTTCCAGGTTCGGCGGCTCGTGCTCGCGGCCACCCGACCCTTCGCAGATGTCGTCAGTGGCGGCGTCGTGATGCGGCGCGAGGCGGCCGTTGGCCATGATCGGTTCGACCTGGCCACACTCATGGCATCGGCCGCCGCCCGCGATCGTGGCCAGTCGCGTCACCTCGCGCTGCAAGTTCTCCGCGGTGGCCTTCCAATCGACGTCTTCGGCGTAGATCTCGTCCTGCTCCATGCCCTTGCTCCTCGTTCTGTCGTGGTGGCTCGATCGGTCAGGACCCCAGCGGCGCCGCACCGCGCCCACCACAGTCACGGGGCGCCGCTGGAGTTCTCACCGGTCGAACTGGAGCCCCGGCCCGAGCGGGAGGGGACACGCTCGAGCCGGGGAGTTCGTCAGGCCTTCTCCTTCCCTCTCCAGTTCCACTTCCGGGTGCCGGTGAAGACCTCGCCGTCCTCGGTGCGCTTCACGACCTCACCGCGGCCCGGCTTCGTCTGCGCACCCCAGGTGCGCGGGTTCGTCGGCGTGCGCTTGTTGCGGACCTGCGCTCCCCAGGCCATCAGTCCCGCCCCGTCCGCAGGAGCCGCCGGAACGCCGCCCGGCCCCGCTCGGCGTGCACGTCCGGCGGCTGCACCTTCTCGTCACGGAGGCGCTGCTCCATGTCCCGCACGTCGTGGTTGGCCATCAGCGGGCCACCACCTTGTCAGCGGGGCCGCGCCGGCGACGCCCGACGCAGGTGCACACGCCGCCCGTGCGGCCGGTCGAGCACTTGTCGCAGCGCTTGCGAGGCACGTAGCCGGTCATGACCCGTGCACCGTCCGCTCGCGCGTCCTGCCGCAGCCTTCGCGGCAGGACTCCTCCAGGATGTAGCGCCCGTCGCCGCTCTCGCGGTAGCCGTCGGTCTGCCAGTTGTGCAGGCAGATGTACGGCGCCACGGTGGACTTCTTCTTGCCCATCGGTTCCTCCAGGTGGAGGGGCCGGCCAGGAATCCGACCCCCTCAGGGCCCGCACGGACGCCGCGGGGGGAAGACGGCGCCCGTGCGGGCGAGTGAGGGTCAGATCACCAGGGCGGCTGCTCCTCGGAGGCTCCGGTGCCGACCTGGACGGGCTGCGGGGCAGTCGGAGCCGGGGCCCACGGCGGCTGCGCGCCGGGCTGCTGCTGCGGCACCACAGGGGCGGCCGGAGCAGCAGGGGTCACCGGAGGTGCGACCTGCATGGGCGCAGGCGCGGGAGCGGCGTTCCAGCCCGCACCGTTCGCGTGCACCTCGGCGATCGCCGCGAACTCGACGTCGCTCGGGATGTCCAGCCCGACGAACGGGTTCGAGCCCTTCTTCTCCACGAGCGAGACGCGCACCGCGAGCTCCTGCCCGACCTGCGTGGCCGGAGGCTGCGGCTGCTCGCCCTTCTTCGGGTTCTTCACGCCACGCAGGGCGTTCGTCGGGGCGCCGATGAAGCGCTCCGACAGGTGCACCTCACCCCGGTGCGGGCCGGAGCAGATGAGCACGTCCGCGATCACGGGCACCTTGTAGGCGCCGTAGTCGCCCATCTCCGGGTCCTCGAACGCGCGGATGCGGAAAACCGCGAGGACCGGCCCGTTGGCGGTCAGCTCTCGCAGGTCCAGGAAGTCGCCACCGGTCACGGTGGGCTTGGCCAGCGTCATGTCTTGTCCGATCTGTTGATCCGTACCTACTGACTTGCAGACGTACTGACCGGCCTCCTCCGGTCATCGAGCTAGCTGGGGAGGACTCCGACGATACACGAGGACTCATGTAGACGCAACACTGCTCATGTGGGACTATCAAGACATGACAGCAGTCATTGACTACGCTCCCCACGTGAGCACGAAGAGCTGGATCACCCGCCACGAGGCCGCCGAGATCCTGGATCTGAGCCTGCAAACCGTGGACCGCTACGTGAAGGCCGGCATCATCGCCGCACGGAAGAACGACCTCACGCGACGAGTCACGCTCTCGGCCGAGGACGTCGAGCGGGTGCGGCGCGAGCGGGAGCTGGCGTGAGCGCCACGTGGCGACGCACCTACCGAGACGGTGCCGCGCACCCCGAGACCGGTGGGCAGTGTCAGGTCGACGTGCCGCACGACGGGGCTGCGCACGACGGCCCGCACGTCTACACGGCGTTCATGGACGGTGAGCCGGACCACCCCGTGTACTGGTCGGACGCGTCATGACCACCGGTACGGACACATCTTCGCTCCCCAGCGCCGCCAAGACCCTGATCAAGCAGCTCCCCGACGGCTGGACGCACGCGATCACCCACGGCACCGGCGCCGTCGACAAGCAGCGCAACGACCCCGACCTGCGCAAGCGCATCATCACCGCCGAGCCGTGCACGTCGGTCGCCGTCCGCCTGCGCAACCCCGCCGGGCGCGCCGCGGTCGCCGTGTGGGTCGACGGCTCGTTCGACTCCGCCTACTCCTGGTGGCTCTGCCGCGACGAGGCCTGCCCCAAGGCCGGCAGCGACCACCCCGCCGACCTGCCCCAGAAGCTCGACCTGGCCGCCCTGAAGGCGTACCTGACCGCGCCCAGCCTGGCCGCCTACCGCGCCCAGCTCGACGCCCTGGCCACCAAGAAGAAGGCAGCCGCCGAGAAGGCCGCGGCCACCCGGGCGGCGAAGAAGCGGGCCGCTCAGGACATCAGTACGTCGTCAGTAGCTACGGAGGAAGCGGCATGAGCCAGACGTGGGCCGACAAGACAGAGCGCCAGATGCGAGCCGACCGCGAGCGGCGGCGTGCCGCCCGAGCGAAGACGTGGGCCGAGCGCACCGAGCACGAGCAGCGCGCCGAGGCACTGGAGCGCGGGCGGGTGTCGGGATGAGCGAGCGGCCGATGCCGAAGTCGGTGGGCCACGGCGCTAGTGGCGGACAGGGCGACATGACCACCGAGAAGGCGCTGGAGGTGGCCCGGCACCTTGCCCTGCATCGCAACCACGTCGACGGGCTCACCAGGATCGAAGAGGCCGCCGTACAGCTCGCCGCCAAGGTCATCGCCATGCGCGAGGCGCAGACCGGCGTGGCGTCGAGCTGGAGCCAGCACCGCGCCCGCCTCGTCGCCCTCGGCCTCATCCCCGACGACCTGCGCGACGCGCTCGACACGCTCACCGAGACGAGGTCGTCGTGATGGACACGGAGACTGCGCTACGGCTCGCCGAGGACTGGCGCGCCGAGCCGGACGCCCCGGGGGCCGGGCTGATCGTCCACCTCGCCGCCAAGGTGCGGGAGCAGGGCGCCGAACTGCAGCGGCTGCGCGAGCGGGACGAGGCGGCTGCGGCCGTGGTGGAGCGATGGAACGTGCTCCGGAAGTACGCGGACCGGTATCCGATCATCCTGGTCGACGCGCTCGACCGGCTTACCGAGACGAGGTCGTCGTGAACGAAATCGACAGGGCCCTGGAGATCGCAGAGGACTGGCGCCACGAGGAAGAGGCGCCGGGCGCTCGACTGATCGCCACGCTGGCCGACGAGGTGAAGCGACTGCGCGCCGCAGCCGTGGCGCTGCTCGACGCGATGGCGGCCGAGGGGCACTACTCCGACCCGGTCGGCTGCGACGAGCGCACCGAGCGGGCCATGATGCAGCTCTCCCGACTGGTCCGGCGATGAACCCCGAGGAGTTCGCAACCTGCTGGGTGCCGGTGCCGCTGCGCTGGCGTCACGTCGTGGCCGGCGACGTCATCGTCGGCAAGGGCGAGACGCCGTGGATGGTTCGCGCGCAGGACATGCCGTGCGCCGGGATCGCCCTGGAGCACGGCGCGCAGCACTGGGAGGGTGACGTCGACCCCGACGAGGTCGTTCAGGTGCTCACCCCCTGGCCCATGGCGCAGGCCATGGCGCTCACCCGCGCCGAGCTCGGCGCGCGGGTCATCGAGCGGCGCAACGCGAACGGAGCGGCGGCATGAGCGACGCGCCCCTGAACAGGCGGGGGAGGACTCGATGACCTGATCACAGATAACATCCCGACAGACGCTCCCCAGCTTCTGTCGCCCGAAACGTAAGTCGGCCCCGCCGTGCGCCAACACGTGCGGGGCCGGGCGACCGCTCTTGCCAGAAAGGTCCAGGCACAGACTATGCCAGACCCGTCCCAGATCACCATTGCGCCGCCCCGGACCACCCGGTGAGCGCCCCAGCAGACGCCACCGTGAGCGTCGACCAGGGCGAGATCCGCCGAGCCCTCGGCTATTACGAGGGCATGCCCGGCTGCGTGTCCGTCATGTACCTGCAGAAGCAGGGCGCCGTCCCCACCTACGCCTCCTACGCCACCACGGCCGACGAGCTCGACCGCGCCGTACGCGACATCATCAAGGCCGACCTCGCCGACGAGCCGCTCGGCATCTACCTGCGCGGCACCACCGTGGCCGAGGGTGTCACCGGCCGCGGCGGCAGCGACGACACCGTCGCCTGGCTGGCGTTCCGCGCCGATCTCGACCTCGCCAAGCCGGGCGGCCCCGCCACCTGGCCCGAACTGTTCGCCGTGTTCGAGCGCGCCAAGCTCCCCACCCCGACCTACTGGCAGCACTCCGGCGGCGGCTTCTACCCGACGTGGATGCTCGCCGAACCGGTCGCACACGGCCCCGACGTCGAGACCCTGGCCGCCGACGTGGAGGCCGAGCTGCGCCGCACCTGGAAGGAGGCCGGCTACACCTCCGGCGTCGACTCCTGCCACGACGCCGCCCGCGTGTGGCGCCTCGCCGGTAGCGTGCACCGCAAGAACCCCGACGCGCCGATCACGTCCACGGTCGGGCGGTTCTCCGGCGAGCTGCTGACGTTCGAGGAGATGCGCGCCCGCGTGCCGCACCGGGAACGCTCGAAGGGCTGGGATGGGCAGCGCAGCGCACCCCGGCGAGCCACCGCCGAGGCGTTCGAGCGGACCTACCAGGCGTCGCTGGCGGCCTGCAAGGAGCGCGGGCGCGACGACTTCCGGCACACCTTCTTCGCCGCCGCCCGCAACGGGCACCGCATGGTGGCCATCGGCCTGCGCACTCCGGACCAGATGCGCGCCGAGCTGCTCGACCTCGTCCACGCCTTCTGGCCCGGCATGGGGTTCAACGGCGACGACCGCCAACACATCCACGACGCGCTGAACAACTCGATCGAGCGCGGCGACAACGCAGGCGCGCTCGCGTCGCCGTGGGAGCTCGTCCTGCCCGACTACCCCTCGTTCACGAGCGAGGGGGCCGGGTTCTTCGGTGTCGGCACGGAGCAGGAGGGGCAGGACGGCTCGAGCGACGTCGAGCAGCTCGACGCGTTCGAGCTGGAGGTTCGACACGAGGTTCGACGGCAGGACGTCCGTGAGGAGGCCACGCGCCGACGGCTTGAGCGAAAGCGCGCTGAACGTCCTTCGCTGCTCGACGGACTGATCGACTCCAACGACCTGGACGAGCTGCCCGACCCGAAGATGCTCCTCGGCGAGTTCATCCCTGAGGCGGGCGTGGGCGTGCTGGCCGGCAAGTTCGGCTCCTACAAGTCGTTCGTCACGGTGTCGTGGGCGTGTGCGCTGGCGGCGGGGCGTGACTGGCTGGAGCGCCCCGAGTTCGCCGTGCCCGAGGCTGTGCCGGTGCTGTACGTGGCCGCCGAGGGCGCGTCGGGGATGAAGCTGCGCCGCCGTGCATGGGTGAAGCGCTTCGGTGACATCCCCCGTGGGAACCTCGCGTTCTACCCACGGGCGGTCAACCTCACCGACCCGTTGGCCATCCAGGACCTCGAAGAGGCCGTGGCCGCCCGTGGATTCAAGGTCGTGTTCATCGACACCCTGCACCGCTCCGCGCCCGGTGCAGAGGAGAACAGTTCCACCGAGCTCGGGTTGGTGTTCGAGGCGGCGTGCCGGCTGCGCGACGAGCACGGCATCACGGTTCTGTTCGTCGACCACACCGGCCACGGCGGGGACCGCCCCCGCGGATCCTCGATCAAGGTCGACGACTCGGACTTCGTCATCATCGCCGACCGGCCGGGCGAGGCTGCGACGTCCGACATCCAGCGCACGCTGAAGATGCACAAGCGCAAGGACATGGACACCGACGGGGAGTGGCCGATCCGGCTCCAGCTCGTCGAGGGCACCGGGTCCGGCTACGTCGAGCTGGGCGCCGTCCAGGCGCCCGACGACAGCCCGTTCGGCGTGGATGAGCAGTGGCACTCGCTCGCGGCTCCCGAGGTGCCCGCCGACGTCCTGGACGTCATCACCGCGGCGGCGGCGGCCAACAAGGGGAAGGGCAAGAAGGCTGCCATCGACAT